CGCATACTCACGAGCCACGAACTCGGGCCAATAGGCAGGGTGAATATTCGGGAAATTCTCCTGCGCACGCTCAAGCAGCAACGCCTCTTTCTGCGAAAACTGAGGGTCCTTGGCCTGCATCTCGGCGGACCATTTATCCAGCTCAGTGGCTGCGGATTGTGCGTAGTACGCGGCCTGTTGTTGCTCTTGCTGCGCTTCGTAGGACTGCTGGTTCATTTGAGCCAATTCCTGCTCACGCTGCTGCATGCGAAGAGAATAGTCACGCAGAGAAGCCAGCTCGCGAGCTGCGTCCTCGGTCACCTCAAGCTCCGCAACCTTATTTTTAAGGTCGGGATGGTTATCGAGCGGGTCGGCATTACCTACACGCTGTCCCGTGTACTGGGAGTGGGTCCTTTCTAGGTTATTCCAGTATTGGGCTGCGCCATTGAGGTTGCCGTTCTTAATCGACTTGTAGTATTCGAAATAGTCGGTGAGGTCCTGCGTCGTAACGCCAGAATCCATCATTATCGAATACAGTTCCTCGCCGGACTTCCGAATAGCCGCAGCTTCCTCCTCTGCAGCCCTAGCTCGTTCAGCTAATTGTCGATATCTTTCTTGAGATCGCTCAGATTGAGAGGCAAGCCAAGTCTCCTCATCATCTTCGTCGTTTTCTGAAACATCCCCGGAATTTTCTTCGGCTCCCTCTGGATCAGAGTTCGCTTCGCTCCCTTCCTCAGCCACGGCGGCCTCGGCGGTCGGTTCAGCCTCATCTCCGCGCATATTTGCGAGCTCTCGCTCAAGGCGGTCTGCGATATCTTCTTCCTCTCGCGGCTCTTCTTGCTCAACTGGTTCTTCTTTCTCGATGGCTTCTTCCATCGCTTCTTGAATACTCGATGCCATGTCTTCTCCCTTTCAAGTTATTGCGGCATTGGTTGGTCTGGCGGCATACCTTGCTCCGGCGGCATACCTTGCTCCGGCGGTGCTGCGCCAGCCTGCTCCTCCAGAGCCATTTCATTCCCCATCATCTGCTGGTCACCCATCATCATTTGTTGAGCCTGTAGCTGCATCTGCATCTGTGCCATCTGCAATTCCATCTGCTGCATCTGACGCTTCTGTTGACCAATTTGGTCTAAGTACATAACAAGCTCTTCAGGAAACATCTCCATCACGTCAAAAGCCTCATCCGCCTTACGCATGGTTTCGGAAAGAAGTTTGACCCATGGGTTCATGTTGATCGGGATCATCATCTCTTCCTGCATCATGATTGCCCGCTCCATGACCTCTTTGATCTCTGGCATCAGCATGCCCCACTTTTGCATTTCTTGCGTCTTGTTGGGTTTGCCAGTAGAGCCAGCCCGAATCTTGATCTCAGACATAGAGTAGATCTGGTCTTTGGTCATCTGGTCAGCAGGCCAGTACGCACTCATTCCGGCGTAACGCTGCACCAACTCAACAGGAAGCTCTTGCAACAGAATCTCGGTAGCGAAAGAGGCGATCTCGGAGATGTAATCTTCCAGCTGATCCTTGCGGGCTTCCACGCGGGTGGACAGGCCCTCCTGCTGGATGCTGGCTTCCGTTGCAGTCTTGGCGCGGCCCACGGCTCCCCGTTGAGCGTCACCAAGACCGGACACCCACTCCATGTCACCACGAACACGGCTGATGTCATACACGTTGGGGATCATCGGCGGATGCATGGCGGGCTGGAACACTTGGTTCACAGGCTGGCCTCCAGCGTCAATCAGGATGATCTCGCCAATCTCACCCACGGAGAAGCTAGTAACGTCTCTGCGGTCAACACGGGCGCGGTCTGCAATAAACATCGGCTTGGTCAGCTCGCGGTGTTTTGCTTCCTGAACACGGCTGATGTCGTACTCGTCTTGGAGCTTGGTCAGAAGCTCAACGTCAGACAAAGGCCACTCCTTACCGTCCACCCAGTTGAACCCAAGCATGAAGAACGGGTAAAACCGTTGCCCAGCTTTGGCGGGTTGCCACGGATCACGCAGCCAGTCCTTCCCACCTTCTGCCCGCCAATAAACAGTGCCGGTGGATTTATCCCACAGCTCCCACGCGCAGATAAGGTCTTCTGCGTCGGTGTCTGTACCATAAGGCACGGCGTTGCCGGACACTTCCGGTTTGCCAGAACCAGAGCGTTTGTAGCTCGTGAGTTTGGCCGCCTCTTTGGCACTCATGTCAAACTGCTCGCATAGAGCGTCCCTGCTCAACCATGTGCGCTGGGCAATCCATGCAGCTCGTTTGTAGTCCTCTAGGTTGTCAATGTCCGGGTCAATACGAATGTCCTCGACCGGAATGTTGTCAATAACCAAGCCCTCAGAGCGCATGACCGAAACCTGAGCTTCCATGGCTTTAATGGTCTGCTCCAGCTCCATCTCCTTGACCGTCAGCTCGTCTTTGCTGTAGCCCTGCTCGTCCATGAGGGATGTGACGTTAGCAGCCAAGGCAGCCATCTGATCCTGAGCATCTTCCAGTCGGTTCAGGATGATCGGGTCCTTCATGTATTCGCGCTGGTAAGACAGCTTTACCCAGCCTACACGGGCCGTCTGGATGGAGCGGATAACGCCCATCATCGCCCGTTTTAATCCGGCGTCACCAAGGGCCTTGTTCAGCACCACCTCTAGTGTGCGGGTAAACTGGCGGGTTTGCGGAAGCATCGGATCATCTACATCAACGTAGGCTTCCGGCTTAACCGCTATCTCTGGGTTCTGCGCGTAGGTCAGCGGGAGCATGGCCTGCAGGGTGGCGAAGATTTGGTTCGACTGAACCAGATCGGATTTAGCGTACTGAGTCTTGGGCTTTTTACCCTTCTTTACTCCGTATGCGTAGTTGCGCGAGACATCAATGTCCTGCAGTGCTGATTTGAATTTGCCCGTGGAGCGATCTACAAGTTTTTGTAGATACTTTACTTGCGGGTTAGAGGTTTTATCATCCATTTCTGTAAAGTCCGGTTGGCTCCCAGTTAGTGTGTGTTGAGGAATCCATACGTGTCGAAGAAGCCTCTATCGGCCTCTTCCCTAGCGTCCTGCTGGAGTAGCCATCCAAAGGAACCGGGAGCATAGCCAGTGTCTTTTTTTGGCTTTCTAGAGGTAGGAAGCACGTGAACCAAAGAGTATCTAAGAGCATCGCAAAGGTGATCTTCCCCGAGGGTGTCGATGTCATCAGGGTTCTTGCTGTCGGGCATCTGTAGGGGGATTGTCCGTAGGCTATGTGTGCATTTCTCTGTAAAAACAATCTTGCCAGTTCGCATCGCCTCACGAACGGCGTTCCAACCCGACGAGCGAGAACCACGGCCCTTTCCGCTAGGCTGGAACACAATGCCGTTAGATAAGAAGTCTTCAAAGATGCTTGTTTCCGAACCCATGCGGTTAAAGATTGCAGAGTCAGCAACGTTGCTTCGGTATTCAATCCCGCTCTTTCCATAAAACTCCATTTTTTCCTTAATCATTTCTGCGACTTCGTGGGCTGTTTTCTTGGTGCCCTTGCCACCCTCACCGCCATAGCCGTAAATCTCGTCATAGCAGATCACCCTGCCCTCGTAATCGCGGCAGAAGAACAACACGGCAAACGGTGCGCTGAAACCCCAGTCCAAGCTGATCCAGTGCTTAAGCTCTGAGGTGACGGGGTAGTCGCTGATGACGTTCCGGTCCCTGTCCCAGAACCCGTTAAAAAATCCTCCAACGGAGTATTCCCACGAACCCTTCAACCAAGCCTCGCGCATCCCCTCGTTGTCGATGCTTGCTAGGTTGGCGATGTACTCAGGAGACGCTTCCATGAGGTACGTGTTTTCGGTAACCACGGAGTCAAAACGGGCTATGGGTCTGTCTCGGTGCTTCATGTGTGCGCCACCCGGGGCCCAATCTGGGCTGGGGTCTACAAACCTTGCCTTGACCCACGATGCGCCGGGACCATAGGGGTTTGTTGTAGCCCTGACCCGAAGCGGTATGTCCTCTTTTGGTGTACGCAGCAATGACTTGAGGCTGTCGTACAGGTCTGGCGAGGGCCAAGAACACAGCTCATCAAAAGCCATAAAGGCGAATTCCAGTCCGTGGTAGGCCCAGTAATCGTCTGTCTGCTCCACGGCACGGAATAGCAGCTCCTCTCCGTCTTCGAAAACCCACTTCAGGGATTGCGGAGATTCGTGAAATCTTGCTCCCTTGAACACTGGGAGGTACATCTTCTTCGACTTTACAATTAGGTCAGCAAGCTCTTTGTACTGCCTACGGAAGATGATGCCTCGGTAATGGATACCATGGCCCTTCCCCACGTAACGTGCGAAATCGGCCAATATTGCCTCGCTCTTGCCCGAACCACGGCCACCAGAGAAAAGTGCCTCGTACCCGGGGTATTTCAGGAAAGCTGTCTGGGGTCCGGGTAATGGCCTCCACTCGTGGCGTTTAGTCTTCTCCATTGCATTCCCGGCAATTGCATTTGCAGGGTTCCCAGTCTTCGTGGTGAACCTTGGTGCATGGGCAATCCATGTCCTCGCAATCAGGGCAGTTGCATGACCAGTCCTGATACTCGTCGGTCAGGGGTTGTTTTATGTTCTTGTGTTGTCGAAACGTCATGCTTGTGCTTCAAAATGTAACTTCCTAATTGCCGTACTCTGGTTATATCTTCGTACAGCATCCCAAGGGCCACGTTGCAATAACGACAAAGCAGGGCCCTCACTTCCCCGGAGCCATGGCAGTGGTCGATGTGCATAGGCCTCTTGCCGCCTATTTCCTCCGGTGTTCTTCCGCAGCACTCACATGCTGGGTCCGTGAACATCTCCTCGTACTGTTCCTTTTCGATCCCGTATTTTCTCTTGGCCAGACGGGCTTTATGGCAATCAGAGCACGTTGCTTGATACTTTAATCTAGGCTCTGTTTTGCAGACGATACAGGGGGTGTTTTGCAGCCTTTCCCTACTTTCTTTGTTTTTTGCGCTTTGGCAAGGTCTACAGTAGTAGTGTCTTCCGCCCTTTGCGCTTCTGTTTCTAGG